TCGTTCCGCCAAATCTGTTCCACGCTGGATTTACCGGCGGACAAAATCAAAGATGCGGCATTTCACCCGGCGAAATTTCCGCAGATCATCGCAATGCTGCGGGCAAGAAAAAAACGATGAACTGGACCCATGAACAACTCCGACAACTCGGCTACCGGCAAAACCCCGATGGTTCATTCTCTCACTCTTCAACTGCGCGGCTACCTCACCCCCAGCCTCAACAGGCTCCTCGGCCAACATTGGTCGCTCCTGCAAAAAGAGAAAGTCCGCGCCAAGCTCGCACTACTCTCATCATTACGAGACGCTCATGCTCGCTCCTCGACGCCGACAATTTCGCAGGCGGTTGCAAGCCTCTTATTGACCAGTTGCGCTATGCCAAGCTCATCGAAGACGACGACCCGGAAACCATCGAAATTATCTTCCGGCAAGTCAAAGTCGCGACGAAAGCGGAAGAAATGACCACCGTCGAAATCACTACACAGGGGGAGTATGAGGGGGAGAACCGAGAATCTTGTCAAGACCAATTTTGACTGATACCATCAACTCTATGAAACTGAACCCCAAACAGGAGGCGTTTTGCCAAGGTGTCGCGAGCGGTCTCTCGCTCACGCAAGCCTACATCCGCGCCGGTTACTCGGAAAAGGGAGCCGGACAGGGAGGCGAGCGATTGTTGAAAAATGTTGAAATCAGCAAGCGAGTGGAGGAACTCCGTGCCAAATCCGAGGCGAAACTCACCTACAAACGCGAGACCTATCTCGAAACACTCCGCGAGCGGTTCATGGAAATGCCGCCGGAATCGGCGACCTGCGCGAAGTATGGTGAGATGCTCGCGAAAGCGATGGGATGGAACGAACCTGAGAAGATCGAGGTCGCCGGGGCCATGGACATCAACATCCGCATCGGTGGCCATTAACATCGACATTATCCCGCGCCCCCAGTTGGCAAGCTACCTGCACCGCACACAACGCTGGTCGGTGATGGTGCTGCACCGCCGCGCCGGGAAGTCGTTTGTGTGCATCCAAGACCTCATCGCCAAGGCGCTCTCGCACAAGCGCAGCGGACCGCCCCTCCGCTACGCCTATGTGGCTCCGACCCGCGAGCAGGCGAAAGACATCGCGTGGAAATACCTTGTCCAGTTCACCTCGCAAATCCCCGGAGTGGTGATCAACAAGGCTGATCTCGCGATCACCTTCCACAACGAGGCCACGATTCGCCTCTACTCGGGCGAAGCCTACGAGCGCCTTCGCGGAATCTACCTCGATGGGGTCGTGATGGACGAGGCCGCCGACCTCGACCCAGCGGCATGGGACAATGTCATCCGACCCACACTCACCGACTACCAAGGCTGGGCGACATGGGTGGGAACGCCGAAGGGTCGAAACATTTTCTGGAAGATGTGGAACCGGGCGTGTGCTGACAACGATTGGTTCACACTCCAACTCAAGGCGAGCGAGAGCCACATCATTCCCGAGGAGGAACTCACCGACATCCGGCGTGGGACCACGGAGAATGCGTTCCAACAGGAATACGAATGCTCGTTCAACATCGGTCGCCCGGGCGCGATTTATGTTCGCTCACTCGAAAAGGCGCGAGCCGAGAAGCGGGTCACGAACGATGTGCTGTGGTTCAAAGAACTCCCGACATACACAAGCTGGGATGTCGGCGCTCCGCTCAACCAGAAGGTGTGGATTTGGCAGATGGTGGGCGACCGCATCAACTATCTGGAATCCCTTTCCGGGTCCGACGAGTGCAAGACGCCAGCGGATTGGGCGGCGAGGCTCAAGGAGCGCCAATACGGCTACGGTGGGCATTACATCCCGCATGACGCCGCAGCGGAAGTGGGAGGACTCTGGCAGGAAGCTCTCGGTCGCAGCGGGCTGACCGGCGTGGTTCCTGTGCCACGGCAGATCAGCGTTTGGGATGGCATCAACCTCGCCAACGATGCGTTCCCTCGCATTCACATCAACGAGGCCGGTTGCGCGGATGGCATCGAGGCGCTCGACGCCTACCACAGCAAAGAAGAGCGCGATGGCGTCACGATCAAAGATGTGCCGGTGCATGATTGGAGCAGTCACTTCTGCGATGCGTTCAGTCTCTCGCACCAGGCTATCAAGCGCGGCATGGTCATCGACCGCAGCGCGATCCCGCGCAAGGCCGACCGGCATGAAGCGATCCGAGTGACAGCAGGATTCCGAGGCGGAGGATTCGGAAAGGTGCGGCGGTGATTCCCCTCTGATTTGTAACTTATCTGGAGGGATGCAATGAAACGCGAACTGGAACTTCAAATTCTCGACCTCTACCGGCGCTACCCGCAGCCGCGATGTTTCGCCGAGGAAGTCGAACTTACCGCTTGGAATGGGGTCGTCATCAACACCGAGGAATTCTTCATGCTCGCCCGCCCGGTGGACATTTTTGACCCCGAGGAACGCTGGCGCGATGCCGCTCATGTATACCACAGGTTGTGTCAGAACTGCTGGCTGATCACTATATATAGTGGTATCAGTCAAAATAACCCTTGCAACTTCGCTCCGTATCGTCTCCCCTACATCGCATGGAGTCGGCGAGACCGCCCGCTCCGAGTTTACAAAACCCAAAAACTCCAAAAGCGATGCGACTTACTGACCACGAAATCAACCCCATCCTCTCTCCCTGCCTAGCGTGGTTCGGAGGAGGAAGCAAAGGACCAAGCAAGGCCGAAAAAGAGCAGGCGGCTAAAGATAACGCAGCCATGCTGGCGCGAGCCGCAGAAGATAAAAAAATTCGTGACGAGCAAATCGCCGAAGCAAAAAGACAAGCCGAAGAGCAACGAAAAGATCGCGAAAGCATGACCATGCAAATGGCTGCTAACGCCCCTGCTCCGGGGGCGCAAGTTGACCCCGGCTCACCACAAGATGACATAGAAAAAGAAGCCCTTCGTCGCAAGGGAATGCGGAAATCCATTCTCGCCGGGGAATCCTCGCAGGCTCCCATGACGACCGGCTACTCGACCCTCGGTTGATTCAGTTTTGACTGATACCAAATGACCGGCAAAAATCCCGAACTCGCGGACAAGGTTTTGCAGCGCCATGCGGAATTGGTGCATCAGCGGGCCACATGGGAATCGCTTTGGGAAGACATCGCGAAGTATGTGATGCCCCGGAAGGCGACGATGTTCACGCAGACGACCTCGCCATCCACCGAAGACGAGGCGCAACTCTTCGACGCGACCGCCGTGCGGGCGAACATGATTCTGGCCAACGGCCAACTCAGTTGGATGACACCGCTCGAAAGCCGGTGGTTCAGTCTGGAACCACCGAAGGCGATGGAGAGCGAGGACGAGATCGAGCAATGGTTCAAACGCTGCACCGAGGTGATGCAGGCCGAACTCAGTCGGTCGAATTTCTACACCGAAATCCACGAACTCTATCTCGACCGGGGAGCCTTCGGCACGGCGGCAATCTTGGTGGAAGGCGGCAAGAACAATTCCCTTAACTTCACGAAGCTCGATCTCGGATCGTTCGCGATCAGCGAAGACGACGAAGGTTATGTCGATACGCTCTCTCGCGAGTATGAGATGACCGCTCGGCAGGCCGCGCTCAAGTTCGGCGTCGAGAACCTCACGGACTCGATGAAGAAGGAACTGGAGAAGCCCAACTCCAACCGCAAGTTTTCCTGTGTCCATCTCATCGCCCCTCGCGGTCCGGGTGAGATTGAGCAAGGCAAGCGAGACGCCGAGAACAAACCCTATGCCAGCGTGTATGTGGACAAGGCGAGCAAGCATGTCTTCCTGTCCTCGGGTTTCGATGAGCAACCGTTCTTCGTGACGAGATATTTGAAATGGAAGAACTCCGAGTGCTACGGCTACTCGCCATCGTGGACCGCGCTGCCGGAATGCAAGCAACTCAACTTTCTTGAAAAGCAACTCGACTCCCTCGCCGAGATTCATGCGTTCCCTCGCATCTTGATCCCTGCCGGGTTCGATGGCGACATCGACCTCCGCGCCGGGGGCGTGACTTATTTCGACCCGAACAACCCCAACGCAACACCACGGGAATGGGGAACCAATGGGAGATACGACATCGGCGTCGAGCGGGCCGAACAAAAGCGCAAGGCGATCAACGAAGCCTTCCATGTGGACCTCTTCCAGATGTTCGCGCAGTTGCAAAAGCAGATGACCGCCCGCGAAGTCGCCGAGCGAGCGAGCGAAAAACTCATCCAATTCTCCCCAACCTTTGCGCGTCTCACCACGGAGCTATTCAATCCGCTCCTGCGCCGGGTCTTCGCGATCCTCGCCCGCGCTGGCAAGTTCCCTCCCCCGCCCCAGCAACTCACGATGGTCGGTTACATCCCCGAACCGGATGTTGCCTACAACTCGCGAATCGCCCTCGCGATCAAGTCCCTCGAAAACGCCGCATTCGTTCGCACCAGCGAGATGCTTCTGCCTTATGTGCAGATCAAGCCCGACATGCTCGACAATTTCGACTTTGACGAAATCTGCCGCGACATGGCGCGCAACGATGGTCTCCCGGCCCGCTGGCTGATGGAGGAGGAAATGGTGGCGCAGCAACGAGCAGCCCGCGCCCAAGCCCAACAGCAGGCCATGCAGGCACAGCAGATGGAGCAGGCCGCGAGCGCCCTCGGCAAAGCGGGCAGCGTCAAGCAGGACTCCGCTCTCGCCGGAATGCTCCCCGGCATGATGGGACAAGCGTGATGGCTCCCGAGGACAAAGCCGCCGCCCTTCGCCGCGAGCGTGAGCGCCAGAAGGTCACCAACGCCTACCATCGCTTGTTTGCAGGCAAGGACGGTCAGACCGTCATCGCCGACCTCAAGCACCAGTTCGCTACCGACTCGCAGGTTTTTCTGCCTGGTTATGATTTCAACCCCGTGGTCGCCGCGCTGCGAGACGGTCAACGAGGCGTTGTCCTCCACATCGAAGCCATGCTCCGCAGGCCGG